GAATTAGATAGAGTAAATAAAAAGAAAGAAGAACTTATCAGCTTTGCAAGTTCGATTAAGTCTGCATTTAATGCTTATGCTAATTTTTTTCAAATCATTTTACTGACTATTTATATAAGTAAAATTTTACGTGAACTCTCGGATAAAATAAATAGTGGTACTTTTTGGTTTATTGTCATAATATTATTTTTTTTAAACATAGTTAGTTTAATACACGCTTTGTTTAGTTATTATGATGAAGAATGAGATATAATACAAAAAAAGAATTATAAATGTTATAATGTTAATTGACACCGATACCCAACAAATAGCGTTATGTTGCCTGTTAGCGTCTATCCTTACACATTGGATAGGCGTATTTTTTACATAAAAAAAAGGCCCGTATCTGACACCGATACAAGCCTGTTACAATTAATCAAATTTAAAGTTTTTGACACTTTCAATGCTGCGACTGATTCCACCGTTAAGACTTTCTAACGTGTGAAGTGTTTCCAAACGATCCGCCTCATTTTTCATAATGAAATAACCTTTGTTATTATCACGACCACAACCGATTGGCACGCCGTAAAAGTTACGTAATTCAGCAATCAATTTATTTAGTTTTCGTGTGTAGCTTTGAGGCTTTCTTAATTTCGCTAACACTTTATCTTTGGTAATATATTTGTTGGGCGCATTTTCGATTACCTGTAACACCGCTAAATGTTCATCGGGTAATTCGGAATGCGTTTTTTCTTTTTCCATTACTTGCATATATCCACCTCCTCATGTCTTAATTATAACATAAATCAGTGGATTGATGAAGTTTTAAAACCTTACATACCAACGTTTATAACCTTTTTTGAGTATATATAATTTTGATATATACGACACTTTTTTATTTATAATTTTCTTCAAAGTTTTTAATAGCCTGACGCTTAAATGCTTCATCATGGACGGTGGAATTTATACACTCAATGCACATAAGAAGGACCTCCTGAAGCGGTTGGCCCTTTTCTAACGCTTTTAATATTTCGGTACGTTGGGCCATGCTTAACCGCTTCAATTCTTGAAGTTCCTTATATTGTTCTCTTACAGAATTATGTCTCTTTTGTGCTGCGTCAATGCGTCGATTAGGTTGTGCTGTTGACGATTGTCGGGCATTATCGTCAATAACTTGTTTAACACTTTCACTTAATGGCGTTGATTTTTCTTCTTCTAGTAAATCAAATAGCTTTTTCATTTATCAATCACACCTTTTTATATTACTTTCTTTTTAGATTTTTTCTTTTCGGGCTTTTTATAATAATCATCTTCTTCAAAGTAGTTAAAACGTGGATCATATAAATAATTGATACGCTTACCAGTTCGGCCATTTCTATTTTTTAGTATGGTTAAAGTGATGTTTCTTGGGACTTTATCTTTTTCTTCTTCGAAATCCATTTCACTAGAATTTTCCAACATTTTTGTAAAATCCAATCCGATTAATACATCGCTTGAGTATTCTATTGCGCCACTTTCTTTAAAGGCTGTTAAAGACATAGGTCTGTTATAACTTTCTCTGTTAAGTGATGAAATTGCTATAATAGTTGTTTTAAAATCTCTGCTAATTTGTTTTAAGCCGTTTACTGCTTTATCTGTGTTACTTTTATCCGTTGCTCTAGGATCATCAGGCTTCATGATTTGCAAGTAATCTATCACAACTAATGGCGCTTTTCCTGTTTTTTCATGGTGGATTTTTACTAATTCTCTAACATCTTGAAAACCAATTTGTCCGAAAGCCTCAACGATATAAATATGTCCCGCGTATTCGTTATAACGTCCGATAGCAATATTAATTAATCGTTTTTCATCTTTACTATAATTTTTATGCTTGCTAGCGTCTGTAATACCTATTGAAGTTTTAGCATTTCTAATATCTCCGTCATTTTCTAACACTTCTAATAGTGTTTCTCTTGATATTGATTTACTCATTAATTCACTTCTAGCCATTTCTAAACTAATAAATAAAACATCTCGGCCACTTTGCGCTACATTGTCAGCGATTTGTTGGGCCATTGTCGTTTTACCTAATGAGGATATAGCACCTATCACAGTTAGGCCTTCTCGCATTCCACCGCTTAATACTTCATCAAGTAAAGGGAAGCCTGTTGACGTTGGAGGAGTGTTGGCTTTGTTATTGATACCGTCAATAAAATCATCAATATTATCTTTAGCATTGGCCCCTTTATATTGTTCTAACATGGACTTACGTCTTTTTTCTTCTTCACTTTCAAATTTATTAGATGCAGCTTGATTCCCGATATTTTGGGAAGCAGGACGCTGATATAATTTTCCGCTTCTTTTACGTTCATTAATTGCTTTTTGAATATCATGTTTTAATCTTTTATCATTATTTATCATGTAATTATCTTGTTCATTCCAAAATCTATTATTTACTATCAAAGAGTGAAGTCCTACGGGATTATCCCACATAAAATAAGCTAATTCATATACTATGGCATAAGATGCCTCTGATTTATCATTTCCGTATTTTTGCATAGCTTCATCTTCTCGACGCCATAAGGCCATTTTATCTACATTTCTATTCCTTAATGTTTTATTGCCTGTATTAATCCATAAGTTCAATGCTTCGCTTGTATTCACTTTAGGAGGTATAAAACTATCTAAATTAGTTGGTTGCTTTGTATAGGCTTCTAAATGACTTGTAGGGCTATCTGCATTTTTATCTCTGTAATTCTTGCTGAGATAATTTATAAATTGTTCAGATATTTCAACGTTATCAATTAGTGAATGATTTTCATAAACATCTCCAGTTACAGCAATAAAACCAGTGTTATAAAATACTTCTAATTTATTATCATACTCATCATATACATTTTTACTTTTTTGTAATGAAGTAGGTAAATCGCCTGCTAGTACAACATGATACCCACGACCACTTACAGATTTTTCTACATATCCAGCTTTTAAAAATGCTTTTTCCTTTTTTGTAAGTGTCGGTTGGCCATTTTCGTCATTTTCTAAATCTATATCAATGATGACTAAACCACTACCAGCCACATTGAAAGAGATGCCCGCAAATTGATTACTACTTTCATACGCTTTTCTTACTTCGCTAAATGTATATAATTCGTCGGTATTATTCCATGTTATTTTATTCCCGTTTATATCTGTTGGATACTTGCTTAGCTTTCCGTCTGATCTACCTGTATCTATTGCCTTCCACATAAACCATTGCGGAATATTTTTCATCTCTTGGGGTATTGCATCAAAATTTACTTTTTTAATTTCGTCGTTTTTATATAGCGCCATTGTGTCGGCCTCCTTATTTGTGATTGTCTATAACGTACACAGTAGGAAGCCCGTTGTAAATAAGGGCTTGCTACTGACGTATATAACTTGTAGAACATGTTATACATGCTTTTTTTATATAAAATCGTCAAAACCCTTGATACGAAAGGGATTAGCCCTCTTTTTTGAAAGAAAAAAAGTGACCAAATCGACCCCCGAAAGTGACCAAATCAACCCCCGAAAGTGACCAAATCAACCCCCGAAAGTGACCAAATCAACCCCCGAAAAATTATACTTTTATATTGGATACTATTTCTACAACTTCTGTAAACACAGGTTAGCGGAAGTTAAAATATAATCTTTATATACTCAATTTTGATTATACTATGATATAATAATGCTGAAGCTGTTGAAAAATGTTGAAAGATGCAGCAAAGAAAGGGACGACTATAAAACAATAAATTGAGGAGGCTAATAATAAGTGGGCGGTAAAAAGATCATACGCGCCATGATGAACGCTAAAAATATAACTTATGAGGACTTGAAGCGGATTTTTAAATATAAAAGCGTTCAAAGTGCTAGAAATAAAATGACGCGGAATACATTCACATATCGAGAAATTGAACAACTAGCTGATGAATTAGGTTATCGCATTGTATTTGAGGATAAAGAAACAGGTCAACGACTAGAATATTAAAGAGAAAGCGCCCTACACATTGTGTTTGGCGTCTTTTTATATTGTCGTAAGACTTAACAATTCTTAACACGTCGTATAAGCCATTTTAACCCCCTTTTTAGAGCGTTCATCATTTTTCTGGATAAATACCTGTCTTTTAACCTTTTAAGGACTGAATATACTGCCTTATGAGTTTATAAGAATGTTATCGAGATTTCTCGATAACTCAACTTTAAAACGATAATATCTCTATAAATCATTTTAAGGCCATTTTTAGCGACGTTATTATTTTATTCGATAAATTATGCCCGATTTCTTTTTAGGGCGTGAAAAAGTGGCAATTTTTATCTTTTAGGTGTCTTTTATGTCTTATCAAACCATTTCATTATTTTTAGATATTGGTTACAAGCGGACTTTTAAGTCCTTTTGTTACTGTATGAAATGTCAAGTTTTGACAAGTTCTTTTTCTGTAACTGTTGCAAGAATTTATACGGTTTATTGCTATTTCGTATGAGATTCGTATTCCTAAAATGTGCGATGTCGCATAATTCGAAATTTCACGACGTCGTTATATTTGAAAATTCGTAAGTAGATGTCTACCTAAATTCGCCATCGATGGCAAATTTTAGTTCCACGTGGAATCATTCGCTGTGCAACCGTTGCACTTCGATTCTTAAATACCTATTTCAATTTCAAGTTTTTTCAAGTTCTCGAATGTTCCCGACGGCGGGAAGTTTAAATATAAAGTTTACATAATAAATATATGACGACTATCCAATTTTGGACTGAGCGCTCCGTTGGTATTGCACTAGCTGCATCTACAAATTAATAAATAAAAATGTAGTATTTTGTAGTATTCACTCTTTTTTAACCCGTTGTTAAATGATTAGACGTCCAACCATTATATATATTACAAATTCAAATTAGATGCATAGTAAGTTTTCGTAAGATTTCTACAATGTGTAAGAGGGGGGCTTTTTTACCCGTCGTTAATGTCGTTCCTTTGCTTAATTACTCTCTTTTTCTCGATGTTAATTTTTAAAACTTCAAATTTGTTAGATACGTTGATATAGCTCGCTTTAGGTGGAATTTAAAACTACTGAAAATTAGCATTATTTAGCATTAATTAAAAGTACACAGTCAAAAATGATTGCATACTTTTAGTCACACAAAAAAGTTTAACCAAATAAGTTGCTACTCATTGCAGCAAAGAAATCTGCAGAACGCAATTTTGCGTTTTGTCGACAAAACATTTCCAATGCAAAATCTACATATCGCTTAATGGCCCAAACACATTGATGCACCTACATTATGTGAAAGTTAAAACTCTTTGATATGTTGCATTTTGTTGCATCTAATAATTGAAATCTGTCCGACATTTTCCTACATTTCGGATATTTGCATCATCATTTTTAAATACTTAAATTTGAGTACATACTCATATTCTTTAAATGTTGCGACGTCATAATATATCGAAATACCTAAACATTTCCACGTGGAATCATTTCATCACGTCGGGCAATTCAACATAAAAAATACCTATCCGAGATAATTCTCAGATAGGCGTTTTCTAGTCCTCTAAAGGTACATCATTTAAAAATATTGGAGTTACAAAATCAATTTCTTGCTTATCCGTCCACATTCTATATCGTTTACCTAATAACTCTGCTGCTTTTATTCTGTCTTTTGCGCTAGGTCGTATTGTTTGGATTTCTTGCATACCGTCGCCTACATATACCAATATATCTTCTTTTTCTTCGGCTCTAAGCACTCGTGTTAGGTAACGCATGATCTCATCAGCTTCGGCTATGCTTTCTTTTTGAATGACTTCTAAATTATTATCAATATATTTATTAATACTCACATTTTCCAACATTTTGTGGCTTCTAGCTTTTGCGTACTTTTTGCTATATCCTACGTTAATTGCCGATTGATAGGCGTTTCCTGTCTTAATATATTCATCGGCGAATCGCTTTTGTTTTGAACTTAGGCCCTTCATATAACCACCTCATTTTTTTGTTTTAAAAAAGCCTACCACTAAAGGATAGGCAAGATATTTATTATTTAACTATGCGATTTTCTTCGAACATTTTCTTAAATCTTCTGTCTCTTTGTGACTGTTGAGTTAGCTCATCTTTTCGTTGTTGCTGGATATTTTGGGAAAATTGTTCTTCTACTACATCTAATACGTTTTGGCATTCGTCTGCCGATAATGTCGTTTCTGTTAAAAGATAATTGCTAACCTTATCTAAATTGTATTTTCTAGCCATTATTTAGCACCTCTTAATTTCATTTTATTTCTTATATCAATGAATGGTAGCTCATCTCCACCCACATAGTTTGAATATTTATTAGGACTGAAATGATTTCTAATTTCTGCCCTTACTTCTTTATCCTTCTCAAAGTTTTCTTTATCGTAAGGCCCAACGAATCTGTAAAACTCATATTCGTATTCGTCATTTAGTGCTGCGATTTCATCTACTACTTTGTTATATTCTTCGATAATTGGCCCGAATTTTGCTAATATACGTTTTTTGTCCTCTTGGTATAAATGTGGAAGTTCTGCCTGATGTTTAATTAGTTCGACGGCCTTCTTACGTCTTGCATCGTTAAATACTTCTCGTTTTGTCTCTAGGCGCTTCTGTAACGCTTTGAGCTTCTGCTCGTTCTTGTCGAAAGTTGAATATAATTCATCGGCTTCTTTATCCTTAGCGTCTGCTACAAGTTGTTTGTATTTTGCTTTATCCTCTTGGATTTTATCCTCGAGTTGCTTCACTTCATACGCTAGATCGTTAATATTCTTATTTTGGCCCGTCACATAGGTATTATATTCTTCAAAATAATGTTCTGTTTTCAATAAAAATAACCTCAATTCTCTAAAGTAATATAATCGGATTGCTAAAGTTACAAAATCAAATATCTATCTCATACAACACCTATATTATAACACATTCAATGGCTTTATATAAGTATTTTAACTCATATTTGAGTATATAAAATTAGACATAAAAAAAGAAGCGATTGAATCCGCTTCTAATAATATCTATCTGATAATTTATCGTAAATTCCACCTATTAGGATTTTCCCGTTTTTCATATTACCTGAGTGTTTATAGCTTTTTATATATCCATTAGTTACAAACGCATCGAGTACGTCAGTTATTTTTTTAAAAAAACGTTGTCTTTTTTTGTTTTCGCAATCTAAAAGATCATCTCTTCTAAGCTGTATATAAAACTTTTCTAAAGATATATCTTTAGTGTTGTGCTTCTTTAATTTTCTTTTTCTCATATTTTTCATACTTTCAATTCTTCTAATAAGTGAGCTTTTAAGTGCGATTGTTTCCTCAGTGTGAGTTAAGAATCCGCTTGTTTCTGTTAATGAATCATCTAAAGTAGCAAGTTGTTTATAAATCTTTTGATATTCTAGTAAAGGAGGTATAGCTAACAATCTATGGCCAACGGTAATATTGTTATTCATGTTTACTTCTACGTTGGATTTTATATATAACAAATTTTCGTAATCGAATTTCTTTTTAGGCTCGGTATCTTCGTCATACTCTTGTGCTTTTTTGAACGCATCGAATTGTTCGCTATGATCTAAAAAGATAACTGCTTTTCTCATTTTGAATAAGCTATATTCTACTGATGCTATTAATGTTTTTGAAGGTTTTCCTTTTTTTCCTTTTAGTTTTTGGGCAATCTGTTGAGTAGTGAAATACGGTTGTTGTTCTTCGTAATAGCAGCAAACGACATCATGAACAGACATATCAAAGCTATTTATTTGTGTATCAGCCCATACACCAAATTCTACATGTATTATATCTTTATTTATTCCACTTACTTTGATTGCTCTTACTTCATCGCCAAAATCTTTTTCTGATAACTTTTTAACTAGGTTACTCATACCAAAAAAAGTGTAAGGTATTTTATTAGTTTGTTGTACAGGGAGTTCGGCAGTTTCATTTTCAGCTCTATCTATAACTTTATCACGATACGATAATCTATTTTCATCTCTCACGTAAATACCGCCCTTCGTAAATGGCACCCTTCACAAATATATTTTTGCTTATAGGATCTGATTCTAAAAATAGTGAACTGTATTCATCAATATTGTCGAAAAACTTTTTATAAGTTTTAAGCGAATCAAATTTAGTTTTATATAAAGTATCCGAAAAATTAAGTGCTTCAATATCGAATGTGCCAATGTCATTGCCAGTTTTTTCTATCAACTTCTCGTTTATGTCATTCCACTTTTCGCATAATTCTTTTATGTTTTTTTGATACTTTTCAATAAGTAAAGTTAGTTCAAACATCGAAATACAATCTCTAACAGCTTTAATAGTAATCATATCAAGTTCACTTTCTTTATAACGAATCATGGATATAGTTAGTAAACC